GAAAAATTATCCTTTTTTCTTTAAACCTATTCAAGATGGTATGGATCGTCCTAAATCTGAATTAGCGTATAGAGTACCGGCTAGTAAGTTTACAAGAAAAAAAATAACAGCTAACGAACAGTTAGAAGATATACAAGGATTAGATACTACTATTGACTGGAAAAACACAGGTGATAATAGTTATGATGGTGAAAAGCTAAATTTATTAGTACACGATGAAAGTGGTAAATGGGAGAGACCTGATAATATATTAAATAACTGGCGTGTTACAAAAACATGTTTACGATTGGGAAGTAGAATCGTAGGTAAATGTATGATGGGGTCAACTTCCAACGCCCTAGATAAAGGTGGAGATAATTTCAAAAAATTATATAATGCATCAGATGTCACTAAGCGAAATAGAAACGGTCAGACAAAATCTGGTTTATACTCTCTGTTTATCCCAATGGAATGGAACTACGAAGGATTTATTGACGAGTACGGAATTCCAGTATTCACTACTCCTGACGTCGATGTGCTTGCCCCAGACGGTGAACTAATAGATGTAGGTGTAATAGATAATTGGCAAAACGAAGTAGATGGTTTAAAAGATGATCAAGATGCTTTAAATGAATTTTACCGTCAATTCCCTAGAACTACAGAGCACGCGTTTAGAGATGAAACAAAAAATAGTATATTTAACTTAGTTAAAATATATGAACAAATAGATTATAACGAAGAAATGTCTGCAACTTTAGGAATTACAACTGGTAATTTTCAGTGGGTAAATGGTATTAAAGATTCACAAGTAATATTCTATCCAGATCCAAAAGGTAGATTTAAAGTTAGCTGGGTTCCACCTCAGCAATTACAGAATAGAGTGGTACTTAAAAATGGTGTAAAGTATCCTGGTAATGAACACATGGGAGCATTTGGTTGTGACTCCTATGATATATCAGGGACCGTAGATGGAGAAGGATCTAAAGGAGCATTACACGGCTTAACCAGGTTTAGTATGGAGGACGCTCCTGCAAATAGTTTCTTTTTAGAATACTTATCAAGACCACCTACGGCTGAGATATTCTTTGAAGATGTGTTAATGGCATTAACATTTTACGGTATGCCAATATTAGCAGAAAACAATAAACCTAGACTATTATACTATTTAAGAAGAAGAGGATATAGAGGTTTTAGTATGAATAGACCAGATAAAATTTGGAACAAGTTATCTGTGGCAGAAAAAGAAGTAGGTGGTATACCTAACTCCTCAGAAGACATAAAACAAGCACATGCTGCTGCAATTGAAATGTACATACAAGATCACGTTGGCGTAAGGCATGATGGAACATTTGGAGATTTATATTTTAATGATTTACTAAATGATTGGAGTAGATTTGATATAAATAAAAGAACAAAGTTTGACGCAACAATAAGCAGTGGTTTAGCAATAATGGCTAATAACAGGCATTTGTATGCGCCAAACGCTAAGGTTGAAAAACCTAAATTAAACATAAACATTTCCAAGTATAGTAATACTGGAACTAATTCACAAATAATCAAATAATAAATATGGCAGAGTCTGGCATGAAAAATTATTTCCCGAGTCAAACTGTAAGTGACGCTGAAAAGTTAAGTTACGATTATGGTTTGAAAGTTGGTAAAGCAATAGAGCAAGAGTGGTTTAATGACGATAGAAGTATTAGTAGATTTAGATCAAATCAAAACAATTTTCACAGTTTAAGATTATACGCTAGAGGCGAGCAATCTATACAAAAATATAAGGATGAGTTGTCAATTAATGGCGATTTGTCCTATTTAAATTTAGACTGGAAACCAGTTCCAATTATATCTAAATTTGTAGATATAGTAGTTAATGGTATTGCAGAAAGAACTTATGACATAAAAGCTTTTTCTCAAGACGCGTTTGGTGTTGAAAAAAGAACTAAGTATATGGAAGATATACTTAAGGATATGCAATTTAGAGAACTTGATAATTTTGTTAGCGAAAATTTAGGTATAAATACTAAAAGAAGTGAAGAAAAAGAATTACCAGACACAAATGAAGAGCTTCAATTACACATGCAACTTAATTACAAACAAAGTGTAGAAATTGCAGAAGAACAAGCTTTAAACGTTTTATTTGAAGGTAATAAATACGAATTAACAAAGAAAAGATTTTATTATGATTTAACAGTTCTTGGTATTGGCGCTGTTAAAACCTCATTTAATACATCTGAAGGTGTAACTATAGATTATGTTGACCCAGCTAATCTAGTGTATTCTCATACTGATTCACCTTATTTTGATGATATATATTATGTTGGAGAGGTTAAATCAATACCAGTAAACGAATTAGCAAAACAATTTCCTCATTTAACGGAAAGTGACCTTGAAGATATAGTAAAAAATAAGTCTTATAGTAGATCAAACCATAATTCTAGTTATAGTTACGACAAAGAAGATAATAATACTATTCAAGTTTTATATTTTAATTATAAAACTTATATGAATGAGGTATATAAAGTTAAAGAAACTGGCACAGGCGCAGATAAAATTATACCAAAAGATGATTCGTTTAATCCTCCAGAAAACAAAGAAGGTGGTTACTCTAGAATGCTAAGATCTATAGAAACTCTTTATGATGGAGCCTTGGTTCTTGGTACTAATAAATTACTTAAATGGGAGATGGTAAAAAATATGATGCGCCCTAAAAGTGATTTTACTAAAGTTAAAATGAATTATGCTATTGTAGCACCTAGAATATATAATGGTAAAATTGATTCGTTAGTTAAGCGTATTACAGGTTTTGCAGATATGATTCAATTAACTCATTTAAAACTTCAACAAGTAATGTCAAGACTAGTTCCAGATGGTGTTTATTTAGACGCCGATGGTTTAGCTGAAATAGATTTAGGTAATGGTACAAATTACAATCCACAAGAAGCTTTAAATATGTTTTTTCAAACTGGATCTGTAATTGGTAGATCGTTTACTCAAGATGGAGATATGAATCCAGGTAAAGTACCGATTCAAGAAATTACATCTGGTAGTGGTGGTAATAAAATGCAAGCTCTTATAGGTAATTATAACTATTACTTGCAAATGATTAGAGATGTAACTGGTTTAAATGAGGCTAGAGATGGTAGTACTCCAGATAAAAACGCTTTAGTTGGTATTCAAAAAATGGCTGCAGCAAATTCAAATACAGCTACTAGACATATATTACAAGCTGGATTATATTTAACCGCTGAAACCGCGGAGTGTTTATCTCTTAGAATATCTGATATTATAGAATATTCTCCAACTGCAGACGCTTTTATACAAGCTATAGGCGCTCATAATGTTGCTACTTTAGATGAAATGAAAGATCTTCATTTATATGATTTTGGAATATTTATAGAACTACAACCAGATGAAGAAGAAAAAGCCATGTTAGAAAACAATATTCAAATGGCAATTCAGCAAAAAATTATTGAACTATCTGACGCTATTGATATAAGAGAAATTAAAAATATTAAACTTGCAAATCAATTGTTAAAAATACGAAGAGCTAAAAAAGAAGAAAAAGATAGACAAATGCAGTTAGAAAATATTCAAGCTCAAGCAAATTCAAATGCGCAAGCGGCTCAAGCAGCTGCTCAATCGGAAATGCAAAAAGATCAAGTTTTAACTCAAAGTAAAATACAATTAGAACAAACTAAATCTCAACTAGAATTACAAAAAATGCAACAAGAGGTTGAACTTAAAAAACAACTAATGGCGCTAGAGTTTGAATATAACATGCAGTTAAAAGGCGCTGAGGTAGACGGGATAAAACAAAGAGAAAAAGAAAAAGAAGATAGAAAAGACGAAAGAACAAAAATACAAGCTACACAACAATCAGAAATGATTGATCAAAGAAATAGTGGAAAACCACCTAAAAACTTTGAGTCCGCAGGTAATGATATACTAAGCGGAGGATTCGATTTAGGTGCGTTTGAACCTAGTTAAAATTTATTAATTATTATTATATTATATTATGGAAGAAAAAGATGAAAAAGTAGTTGAAGAAACTACTCAAGAAACAACTGAACAAGTTGATGAAAGTAAATTTGAATCTGCCGGTGACGATAACGTTGTTAAAGTAGATTTAAGTAAACCCCCAACACCAAAAGAAGAAAAAAATGAAACACCAGAACAAGACGCAGAAGTTGAAAAAGATTCAACTGACGACAGCGGAGTGGTTGCAGAGTCTGAAAGTGCCGAGCCCACACAAGAACAAGAAGAAGTACAACCGGAAGCAGAAACACAAGAAGCTCCAGTATTAGAAGAAATTACTGAAGATTCTACTGAAGAAGAAGTTGCTGAAGTAGAAGAGCAAATTGAAGAGGCTGTAGCAGAAGCCGAGGCTACTGGAAAACCAATACCAGAAAATATTCAAAAGTTAATAGACTTTATGGAAGAAACTGGTGGTGATTTAAATGACTATGTAAGGCTTAATCAAGATTATTCAAAATTAGATGATAAAAATCTATTGTATGAATATTACAAACAAACAAAACCTCATTTAAATAATGAAGAAATTAACTTCCTTATGGAAGATCAATTCTCTTACGACGAAGAAGAAGATGACGAAAGAGATATACGAAGAAAAAAACTAGCGTTAAAAGAGCAAGTTGCCAACGCTAAAAGCCACTTAGACGGGCAAAAGTCTAAATACTATGAAGAAATTAAAGCTGGTAGCAAACTTACGGGTGAGCAACAAAAAGCTGTAGATTTTTTCAATAGATATAACAAGGAGTCAGAAGCAACTCAAAAAACAGTTAAAAAGAACTCTGAAATTTTTACACAAAAAACTAATCAAGTTTTTAACGACAAGTTCAAAGGTTTTGAATACAACGTCGGTGATAAAAAATACAGGTTTAATGTAAACAACGCTGAAGAGGTTAAAAATAATCAAAGTGATATAAGCAATTTCACCAAAAAGTTTTTGGATAAGAATTCTGCTTTAACAGATGCTAAAGGTTATCATAAATCTTTATATACAGCTATGAATGCAGATGCTGTTGCAAAACACTTTTATGAACAAGGAAAAGCTGACGCTATGAAAGATAGTGTTGCTAAAGCTAAAAATGTTAATATGGATCCAAGACAAAGTCATGGAAAAATTGAAGCAGGCGGTTTAAAGTTTAAAGTGCTAGGTGATGATTCTTCTGATTTTAAGTTTAAAATTAAAAACAAAAAATAGATAACAATTTAAAATAAATAAATTATGGCAATTACTGCTGGGGGCTCACTAAACAGTGTGCCAAACCCAATACAACAAGCGTTATCAACTAACTACATCGATTTTACTGATGGTAGTACAGGTTGGGAACAACAATATTTACCAGATCTTATGGAAAAAGAAGCTGAGGTTTTTGGAAACAGAACTATCTCTGGTTTTCTTGCTCAAGTAGGAGCTGAAGAGGCTATGTCTGCTGATAGAGTAGTATGGTCTGAACAAGGAAGATTACACTTAGTATATACTGGAACACTTAGTATAGCTGACTCTGTAGTGTCAATTACTGCTCACGGTGGTTCTACTGGAACTTACGTTGCAGGTTCACATGGTCTTAGAATTGGTGATACTGTATTAATCGCTCAAGCAAACGTTACTCT